TGGTTGGACAGGCCCGAGTTGGCCGCGATCGTGGACGTGCCCACGTACTGGGCGGAGTTCACCGCGTACTGACCCGAATCGCCCACCGCACCCGTCCAGGTGCCGTTGGCGAAGAGGTTCGCGGCGATGAACGGGCCGTAGGTCGCCGTGGCGAGCGCCGGAGCGATGGTCGTTGAGGTGGCCGTGTTATAGACACGAACCACGGAGAAGATCTGGCCGTTCACCTCGACCGCGGTCGCGCCAGCCGGGGAGGCCGCACCCGTAGCCGTTGCCGTGCTGGTGCCGGCAATGGTCACGAAGTAGCTCACGCCATAGAGCTGCAGGTTCGTGTGGGCGATGAAGTTGGGCGTTACGCCGCCCGAGCCGGCAACGACAGCGCCCAGCATCACAGCCTGACGCGCGACGTAGGACGGGTGATCGTAGGCAAAGTTTCGCAGTGACATGGTCAGCTCCTAATCTGCGGACCTCTCCCGCGTTATTGTGGGGTCAGTGCCGGGAGGAGAAGGTCTCCCGGCACCCCCTACAGAGCCGCCTACGCGGCGGAATCCCACTTGACGATTCGGACGTTGATGGCCGTGGTGTGCACGATGCCGAAACCGCCCAGGTAGTACCAGGCGATGCCCTTGGACCGGCCGTAGTCGGTCGGGATCTTGCCGCGCATCTCCTCGGGCACTGCGATGGCCTCTGCCACCGTGTCGTTGCCGAAGAAGAAGATCCAGTCACTCTGGCCGTTCGTCCACGCGGTCGTGGTCACGCCGTCCGTGCCGGTACCCTTGGCGATGTTGGTCTGCTCGATGTAGCGGGTGTTCTCATATCGGCCGATCTCGCCGTTCATGATGAGATTGAACCCGGTATCCGAGTACTGGTGGATCGCCTCGAGCGCGTTCTTGAAGGTGCGGAGCGTGGTCGGCCAGGCGATCGCGTAGTAGTCGTCCGCGATGTAGGCCGGGATGTTGCGCTCCTTCATCGCATCGACAATCGCCTTGGCGTGCGAGTTGTTGTACGCGATGGAGTTGGTGCCGGTGACCGTGCCGTTGGTAAAGAGCGTGATCGCCGAAGCCGAGTTGCCATTGACCGGGATGGCGCGGAGCAGGGTCTGGTTGAACTGCGTCCAGGCCGCACGATCGAGGTACTTCACGCAGTCGTTCTTGAGGACCTTCTTGATCACGTCCTCGACGGGGAACTTGGACAGGTTGTCGAGCTTGCCCGAATACGGAACGCTGTTGCCGGCCTCGGTGACCGTCAGCGTGCCCTGCGTGATGGTGAAGTTCGTCTCGGGCATGGTGTTCGTCTCAACGAGCACCGCGCCGACCGTGGAGACGTCCGAGAACACGTCCCAGGTGAAGGTGTCACCCTTCTTCTTGCCCTGTTGGCTGATGTCGTGGACATCGGCGAACTGGCGGAACTTGACGAGTGGCTGCACGTTCGCCCGTAGGACGTTCGACAGCTGCCGGGAATACAGATAGCCGCCGAGTGAGTTGACGGCCCAAACTTGCCCTGCCATGAGGTGTGACTCCTGCCACACCCCTTGGCGTGGCTCTAGCGTTTATGGACGACCGGCCGGCTCTGACCCCGAGCTTTCGCGATCCCTGCGATCGCGCTCTCGTAAGTCTCGCCGTCTTCCTCTTCGGACTCGTCCTCCGACACGCGACCTGCGGCCGTAGGAAGTGCCCGAACCGACGCCTTGCGCTGCTCTTTCTCGCGGAGTTTCTCAGGAGGAACAGGACTGGATCGACCCTTGGCAAGCCGCATCGCTCTTGCCTCTTCTCCGACTTCCTTCAGGCGTTTCCTGAAGTCCATCTCGGGGTAGAGCGTCGCCATCTCTTTGTCGCGACGAACGATGCGGGCCTTCAACTCAGGGTCCGCGAGCTCTGCCTTGTACTCCTGATCAAACCACTCGACAGCAGTGCGAAACGTCAACCGACCGTCTACTCGCTCGTCCACAGCCTGCAGAACGTCCGGAGTCACCCTGGATGGTTCCGCGTCGATCAGCTGTGCCAGCTCGTCGACCGCCTCTTGCTCTCCCATCAAAGCGCGTGAGAGCAGTTCGCGCGCCCGACCTTTCTTCGGGCTCGACCCCTCGTCCATGTCGGATGGAGAGGCCGCTGTGATCCTTTTAGCAGCCTCTTTGGCATCGCGCAAGTACTCGTCGGCCGCCGAGACCTTGGAGGACGTCTCCCGCAGTTGCTTGAGCGTGAGCCACTTCTCAGTTCCGTTGACGATCACCAGGTAGTAGGTTTCCCCATCGACCACCTTGACGTCCTGGGCACCGGCCTCCCTGGCTTCGTCCGCGGCGCGATCTGCCGCCTCGGCATCGGCGATCACTCGCTCTGGGGGCTCCTCATCAGCACGCTCAGTAGGGGGCCTGCCTTCGCCCTTGGGCTCCCCCCAAGCCTCATCCGGAATGTCCTCCAGCCCGTCCTTCTGCTTCAGATCATCGGCCTGGTTGGCGATGTTGTTCAGCCGCTCGAGCCGTTCGTTGTTGCGGCGCTGGTTGGCCTCTTTGGCCTCCTTCTCGCGCTGCTTTCGTAGCTCTTCTGGGCTCAGTTCTTCATCAGGCATTGGCGTCCTCCTTCATCAGTGCTATGGCCTGCTGGCCGCGCTCGATGGCGTGCCCGAGCCAGGCCTGGAATGATCGTGCGCGCCAGATCTTCGCCCGCGCCTCGGCGATGTCATCGACCGTGGGGGCCTTGATCAGCTCCTCGATCCCGGAGCGCTCCTCCTCCACCGCCTGCTTGAGCAGGTAGTCCCCGATATCGGTCTGTAGGAAGTCCTCAACCTGCTTGCCGAACACGGCAATCTGCACGGTCGGCTCCTCCGGATCAAGCTTGGGCATCTACTTGGCCGCTGGCTGGGGTTCGGACTCTCTCATGGCCATGTCCCGCTCCATCCCGGCATCGGCCTCCTGGTCCCCGAGAATGTGCTCGACAGCCTTGTCATGGAGCCCAGCGAAGTGATCGGCGATGAGCAGACGCGCCTTGCTCTCGTGCTTGATCATCTCTCGTTTGGTGGCGCCTTCCTGCTGCACGCGGGTGGTGAGGAGCTTGACCACGTTCCCCTCGTGCTTGTCCTTGCGCTCTCGCATGAGTTGCTGGAGCTTTTCGGTGAGGACCTTGATCTGCTGGGCCTGCTTGATCATCTCGGGGTTCTGCCCTATGGAGAAGCGCTCGCCGTCCTGGTAGCCGGAAAGGGCCATGATCTCCTTCCAGATCTCCTCCAGATTCACCCCAGGAGGTGGGCGGACGCAGATCTTGGTGAAGGACTCCACTCCCACGAGGAACTTCTGGAGCTTGGTCACAGGATCAGTCGATCCCATCCCGACGTTCACGTTCACCGAGAGTTCGCGCTCCAGCAAGTCATCGGTGATCTTATCCATGCCGAACTTCTGAAACATCTTGCTTTTCTTGCCGGCGAGCTCCAGCACCGTTTGGTCCGTCTCGTAGTGCTGCTCAAGGAGCACCAGCTGGCGAAGCACCGGCCCCACCCAGGTCTCCGAGAAGGTCTTCAGCAGGTACTCGGTCAGCACCGTCGCCGGCGCCTGAAGGAGCGTCAGAGCCCGCGCAGGCTCGCGTGGAGCCCGGGCGGTCTGGACGCTGGCCGCGGAGAAGTTGCCCACCAGCTCATCGAAGTTGGCATTGTTGCGATCCTCTTCGAGGTAGGAGGAGCTGGTGACATCCGCCCAGGTGTTCTCCACCACATCGGTGGCCGGATCGTCCATGAGTACCACGCGACCGGGGACGTTCCTGACCAGTGCCGGAAGGTCGACATTCTTGCCTCGCTTGGCGAAGAAGCCCTTGTTCAGCACGAACTTTACGTTGTCGAGTCGGCTGTTCTTGATCTCGTTGATCTCGTCCTGCAGGCCCCGCACGACTTGAGGTAGAGGGAGGGGGAGGGACCGGTGCGTCTCGATTGAAGTAACGCCCAGAACATAAGGGCGCTGGCCGTGGAACACGGTCTGCTCGAGAGGCTCTGGGGTCGTGAGCATCTTCTCGCTGGCGAGCATGTAGAACTCATAGTCCGTCCCGTTCCATCTGTGGATGTGCCGATGCACCCACACGATGTCGTAGTCCGAGATGGTGCGCTTCTCCCCGTACGGGTCCTGCATGCTC